CATCTCGGCCTGCGCCTCCGTGGGCAGGCGACTGAACCATGATCGTTTTGGGCGATGGATCGTGCCGACGGCCTGCACGACGCTTTGCAGTGCGGACTTCTTCGCCATGCGGTCACTCCGTTTCGCGGTAGCCAAGCGTCCAGAGAACGCGAGCGATGTCGCGGGCGCTCTCGGTGATGTGCTCCTCCGAGACAGTCGGGAAGCAGACGTGGAGGAGTTCGTGGATGATCGTCTCGAGACGAGCACGCTTGGAGAGCCGCTCGTCGACCAGAATCTTCCGTGGCATCTCCGGGTTCTTCGCATCCGGCAGATACGCCCAGCCGGCCGCCTGACCCTTGAGCCGACAGAACCGCAGGAGCCAGCGAGCCCCGGCCACGGTGAAATGGTGGTCTTCCGGCATCTCTAAAGTGTCGGCCGGTAGCCTAATCTGTCAAGGGGAGTTTCGCTGCGATCTGGGGCAGCGCGCAATCGCGAGAGAAAAAGCCAGGATTTGACGTGCGCTCTTCCGACTGACATTAGAGTTCAAGGGCAGCCCCGTCGTTATAAAGGGCCGCGATTTCGCTATCAGTTAGTGCGCGACCAAAAATAGCGAAGGCGTCAATATCGCAGGCTTCCCCTGTGCCGATTTGCATCCCCGTACTGCTGGAAGTGACGTTCGCTGTTTGAGTGGAACGCAGCACCCCGTTTGACCAGATTGCAAATAAATTAGCTGACCGTGTAACCACAATGTGATTAAACACACCGGGAGTAATTACAGCCTGTATTTGCACAGCAGCAGATGAGTTGTTTGCAAAATATAGGTTGCTGGCATCACCAAAAAACGCACACCCGTCGGCCAGTTGCCCAACCGGCTGACTGCTAGGATTTGCGCCGCGTTTTAGCCAAAACGACAAAGAAAAATCCCCTGTCGGAACGCCCCTACTACTGTAAAGATTGTTTGATCCGTTGAACCTCGCGCAGTTTCCGGCCAACCCGGAGACAAACTGAACGCCGCCGTTATTGGTGAAACTGTTTCCGTTTCCTGAACTATCCGAAAGGTCCGAAAGCCGCCAGAAGGCGAGAAGTTGACTGGTGTCAAACACTCCAGGCGTCACCGCAGTGGTCGCACTGCCGTAAGCCCCCTGACCAATGGCGTTCACCGCAGATACGCGGAAGACATACGCCGTCCCGCTTGTTAGCCCCGTCACTGTTGCGCTCGTCGCCGTGGACGTTCCGTCCGAGAACGTCGCCCACGTGCTGCCTCCGTTGCTGCTGAACTGCACGACGTAGTCGGTGATGGCGTAGCCACCGTTGTCTGCCGGTGCCGTCCAGTTGACAGTTGCCTGCGTGTCGCCTGGGATTGCTGTCGCGCTGGTCGGCGCGCCTGGGCGAGCCGGCCAAGTGTCGGCCAGACGCAGCCGGTACACCTCCCGCATCGTCCACATTCCGCTGGCGGACGATTTGGTCGGCGACGCAATCGCCCCGAGCACGCCACCGAGAAGGTCGCGCATATTACGACAGTTCCTTCCAGAACGCGCTGGCCTTGAGTTTGGATGCGGTGCCGGCGGCGACGTAGATCGACTCGTCCTCCATCACCGACACGCCGGCGTCCTTCGTGACGACGTACAGCGACGCGGCGGCTGGCACGGCGACCCGTGACGCCAGTTCGTATTCGGTTCCCGTATTCGTCGCTGACGTATACATCGACACCGTCACGACGACGGCATTCGCCGTGTCCGTGTTTGCGACAATCACGCCGTCAATCAAAAACACTTTCCCGCTTGAGGCCGGATTGCTGACAAGCTGGCTTGCTGCTGTCGTTGCCAGCGATACCATTGAGTTATTTGCGTAGACGTTCGTAGCGCTGTTCAGGTTTGGGTTTGCCATTGTGCGACCTAAGTGAGTGCCAGGACTAATCCGAGTTTGACGCCGCCAGACGGCCCCGTCGGAAGCGTTAGGTTCAACGCTGGCGGCGACCCAGTGATCGACGCGGAAGCTGCCGTGCCGCCCGTGACGGTGCCGATAATGAGGCTTTGGGCCGTCAGCGCGCCGATCGTGATCGAACCGTTTGCGGTAGTCAGGCTTACGTTACTGCCAGCGACGATGCTGACTGATCCCGTCTGCCCGTTTAGTGACTGAACGTAATCGTGACCATGAGTGCTTGATGCTGCCGTGACGTCGGACGCCGAGAGGCTGACAGCCCCCGTCCGTCCGTTGACGCTGATGACGTTCGCAACACTCGTCAGATTTGTGATTTCAGATGCGAGGTGCGTGTGCGATGCCGCGGCGGCTGTCAGGTCGGCGGCCGTCAGTGAAACAACGCCAGTTCGACCCTGCACGCTCACGACGTTGGCGACGCTGGTCAGGTTCGCGACTTCAGACGCAAGATGCGTGTGCGATGCCGCGGCGGCTGTCAGGTCGGCGCGAGTGATCGTCACTGCGCCGGTGCGCCCCTGAACGCTGGAGACATTTGCCACGCTCGTGATGTTTCCGATGTCGGAGACGGTCAGCACGACAGCCCCAGTCCTGCCGGCCACGCTCGTGACGTTCCCCACGCCGCCGCCGCCCGACGCGATCGTGATGCTTCCGGCAGCGGTCGTGACTGTGACGTTGCTCCCGGCAACAATGGAGAGGCTGCCGGTCTGTGCGTTCAACGTCTGAACGTAGTCGTGGGCGTGGGTAGCCGACGCAGCGGATACGTCTGCGGTCGTCAGCGTCACGGCGCCAGTGCGGCCGGCGACGCTCACGACATTGGCGACACTCGTGAGGTTCGATATATCGGAGGCGAGATGCGCGTGTGTCGTCGCGGCGGCCGTCAGGTCAGCGCGGGTGATCGTTACTGCTCCCGTGCGACCTTGGACGCTTGCGACATTCGCAACGCTCGTCAGCCCGACTACGTCTGAAACGCCATGCGTATGCGTAGCCGGCTGAAAGACTGTCGGCACAGACGACAGCGACGTGTACGAGATGGTGGGGATGCGGGCGATATTGAAAACGCCAGTCGTCACGTCCGTAGCGGCGTGTGTGTGCGACGCGGCAGCGGCAGTGATTTCCGTGCGGCTGATGACAACGCCGCCAGTGCGACCATTCACGCTGGAAACAGGCCCGTACTTTGCCGCTTCAGTAGCAAAGTCGGTAATGAAACTTGCGGCGTGCGTGTGAACGGCAGCGGCGCATGACAGCTCCGTTGAAGTCAGGACAACAGTCCCGGTTCGCCCGTTGACGCTTGACACGGGGCCATACTTCGCGGCCTGCGTTGCGAAGTCTGTGATGCTTGCCGCCAGATGCGTGTGCGTCGACTCGGCAGCAGTCAAGTCGGCGGCTGTCAGGGCTACAGTTCCGGTGCGCCCGTTGACGGAGAATACCGTTGGTGCGGCGTATCCAGTGATCTGTGCCGTTGAGTGCGTGTGCGAAAAAGCGGCCGCCGTCAAATCCGACGCGGTGAGCGAGACAGTCCCGGTGCGGCCGTTGATGCTGGCAACGCCAGCGGGGGCGAGTCCGACGATGTCAGTCGCGTTGTGTGTGTGTGCGGATGCTGCCGCGTCAAGTTCAGCCCTGGTGACGACGACGTTGCCTGTTCGGCCCTGCACCGACTGCACCGGCACATTGCGTCCGATGATCGTGAACGACCCGCTGGTCGTTGTGACGGTGATGTTCGCTCCGGCCTCGACCATGAGGCTGGGCACCTGGGCCTGCCATGCCGTCCCGACGCCCACGTCGACTGTTTCGTTGTTCGTGATGACCGTTGAGATGCCGGTGGCCCCAACGACGGTGACGTTGATGCTCATGGGTTCGTCACCGTCACAGTGCCGGAGAGAACGGTTCTGGTGACAAGGCCGGTGTCAACCCACCGCATGTACCAGCGATAGGCGATCCCCGGCGAGAGTTGGCTCGTTTGCGACTCGGAGAGGCCGAGCAGGATTTGCCCCTGCGCGAGGTTTGTGTTGCTGATAGAGAACGTCACCGCGATGGAGCCGACTGTCTCGACGAACGACGAGCCGCCGCCGCCGGACGCAAAAACGGCCGTGACGTAGATCGGGGCCGTCATCTGAAAGCCCGTCAGGTTGCGGTCGAAGTCCAGCGCAATGGCGACTTCATCCCCCTGGACGAAGGTGATGTCGAGCGAGCCGGGGAGTTGCGTAAAGACGGCCATATTATCGTATTGTAGCCTTTCTGGCGTTGTGAATGGCTCGTTTTACGAGCATTCGCCCTACGGCGTCGATGAACGGCAGGCCGCGTGCGGCGGCCTCCTCTCGCATGACAGCCACCACCTCCTCGATCCGCTCTGGCCTGCTGCATTCGTCTGGCCCCCAGGCGTCCATCTGGGCCGCCTTGGCCCGACAGGAGCATGCGGGTGTGGGCTCGATGCCGATGCGTTTCAAGAGCTTGGAGAGTTCTGTGCCGGGGCGGCCAGATTGCGGTGGCGGTGGAGTTAGCATTCGTTAAACAAAAGTAACCGTTTCATTAATGTCATCGCAGAGGAATATGGCGTTCACCATGCCGTTTGCATTGCTTGTTGTTGAGTGTCGCCACACAAACCCAGTAAGACTCCCTGGCGAACTTTCTTCAATTGTCAACCTAAACCGCGAATTTCCTTCCCCTCCGTCTGCTCTGGAAATTGTGCCAGACGAAGCATTCCTCTGCCCCTCTTGGTAAGCCCCCGAAGGCCGCACGCCGTCAACAACTGCCGACAGGGCGCTGCCATTAACTTCGTATGACTGCGTTTCTCCAGTATTCATAGCCGAACACAGAACAACTATTTTTGCGGGTTTTTTGTCTGAAAATGTTAGCGTCACCGCAGAGGGGTTGGTTCCTGTTTCGGCTCTTCCCTGCCAAAAACCATCTGGAACTCCGTCGTATGTTCCGTATTTAATAATGTTTCCGCTTATTGCTATTTGCAATCCCGGCCAGTCGTTCGATTGGGATAGAACGTCTATTTGCTGACATTTATCGCTGCAACACTTTGAGCAAGACAGTCCAAGAAACATCACTCACACTCCGCCGCAATCAGATACCACTGGCTGCCTTCCTTCGACATCGCGCAGTTGCGCGACCCGCTGGCCGTCGTACCAACAGCTCCGAAGTTATTGATGACGCTGATCGTCCCGGTCGGCGAGGTGGAAAGCGTAATGCTCTTTGTCTGCCCCTTCGTCCATCGTCCAGTGAACGTCCCTGTCCTAAACGTGATTGGGGCTGGCGACACGACGTACCACGCCGTCGAGCCCCCGAAGTCTTTCCCCTTGACTACGGCAAGCCCAGGCACGCCTCCGCTACTCCCCCCGTCGAAGCCCTCGTAGTGGCCGACGGCGTTGTATGCCTGCACCTCGGTGGTGGTGCCTTGAATTTTTATGCTGCTCTGCGATCTAAATTCCCACTGACCAGAGCCGGCGCGATCGGCCATCTTTACCGACGAAGAGCTGCCGCCGGTCAACGCAAAGAACTGGTCGCCGAACTTCCCGATTGCGAGCGGGTTTTCATCAACCTCGATGCTGTCAAAGAACTTGTTTGTGACATTGACCTGCTCTGGATTTTGCCGCCCCGCATACGGTTGCACGGTCATCAGACGCTCGGCATCGCGATCCCATCCGCTTGTGTCCTCCGTCGTGGCCGCGTGCATCGGAATTGGGGCCGGCGCGATGACGATATTCACCGTCTGTTCGACGTTGTCTGGGTCTTTCGCTTTGGCATAGGCAAGCCCGTTCGGCAGATCAAGGTTTGTGTAGGCGTCGAAAACGCTCTTCACCTCGACTACCGGCCCTTGGTCTGCTGGTCTGACATACCACGTTGAGCCGTGCTGCCACGGCGTATCTCTTCCGATCGGCGTTGCAAGCTCTCCTGTGTAGACCTTGGAACCACTGCCGCCAGTCAGCGCGAAGAACTGATCGTTGAACTTCCCGATTGCGATCGGCTTGCCCTCTAACTCGATCTCCTCGAAGAATTTGTTCGTGACATAGACGTCCGCCGCGGCCTGTCGCCCGTCAGCAGGCTGAACGGTGAGCGTCTTCTGGTCGTTTTGCTGCCACGTTCCAGTCTCCTCGGTTTGGGCAACGTGCATCGGGATCGGCGCCGGCGAGATCACGATGTTGGTTGTCGACCCTGCGTCGTCCGGGTCTTTCACCTTCGCGAAGGCGACACCGCTGTGAAGGTCAAGGTGCGAGTAGGTGTCGAAGACGCTCTTGACCGCGACCGGCTGATCTTGCCCAGTGGGGTCGACGAACCACGTTGACCCGCGCTGCCACGGCGTGTCCTTGTCGCCGAACTCTGTCCTGACGCCAGCCTTGACGGTGCTCGCAACTGGGCCGGCAATAACGTGATACGCCGTCCCGATCTTGCCGATGGCGAGCGGCTTGTCGCCGGCTTCAATAGTGTCGAAATGCTTGTTGACTGCGACAATCTGCCGCGTCTGCGGGATGCCGGCCGAAGGCAGAACAGTGACGAGCTTCTCTTCGTCACGCTGCCAATCGTTTCCGTTCGCGTACCTCGCGGCGTGCAGCGGCACAGGTGGCGGCCCGATCACGACGTTCGCTGTCTGGCCGTCGCCGGCTGGCGAGATTGTCTTCGTGAACACGACGCCGTGCGGAAGATCAAGCGTCGAGTAGTTGTCGAATACGCTGTAGACCTCGTATTCGTGCGTGCTTGAGGTGCCGCGGACATACCGCAAGGAACCTCTATTCCAATCGCCGGGCGTGCTCGTCCCCAGCCTTGTCGGCGGTGCATTCTCTGCCTCCGTGACGATCAAATTCCCGTCGACGTTTTTGGACACGACGCACCAAGTCATCGTCGGCGTCGGGCCTGACGCAGTGCCCTGCGTGGCCGTGGAGAGCGGGTAGTACGCCTGGCTGACGTTGCCTGCGGTCGCCGTCTTGCCCGTGGCGACGATTTGGCCGTTGACGACGGCGTAGAAGCCGATCTCCCTGCGCTCCCCCTTCTGCCACTCCCCGTCTGAAACACGGTACGCAGCCAGCGTCGTATCCGCCTGCGGCCCCTCGACCGCGACGTTCGCGCCTCCACGACTCTTCGAGACGATGCACCAAGTCATCGTCGGCGTCGGTCCTACCTTCTCCGACGGGTCGCCGTTGGGGAGCGCGATGAAGTCGCCGCACACGTTCAGGGCCGTCGCCGTGCCGTCGGCGGCCGTCGAGACAAGGCCGTAGGCCGTGCCGGTGTGCGTATAGAACGAGACTTGCGCGGTGCTGCCTTGATTCCAAGACACGGTTCTGGGGTACGCGGCGAGCCGGATGGGCTGCGGCGTCGACGCCGGAATCGTCTCAAACCTCGTCGGTATCTTGGTCGCCCCCGGCCCGTCGGGCATCCCATCAACGCGCGCGATCGTGCGCTTAATGTCCTTGTGCAGGCCGTCGCTGATGAGAAAGCCGCGTGCCATTTGAGGTTAGTTTATTCTTAGCTGAAGAGTGCCGGTGAGGTTGATTGCCGTCTGCACCTGTCTGCGCCAGAGAATTACCTTTGGGTCTGACGTGTCGCTGCGCGCCGTGCCGTCTTCGTTGAGCGGAACCGGCTGCGCAGACGGGCTTTGGTAGACCTCGTCGCCGGCGCCGGCGACCTTCACCATTGCGCGAACCTTGCCGCCGCTGTTTACTGCCTTTTTCTGCAACTTAAACGGCTCAATGATTGGGCCGTACTCGCCGTTTCGTTGGAGCGGAAGCGCAAACGGGTCTTGGTCGCCTCGCGGCGCGGCCGGGTCGAACACCTTTGTGTTGAATCCAGAAAGCGGCACAAGAACGTCCCACCCTATTTCACCCTCCCCGTCGATGAAGTTTGGGCGGTACATGAATTCGTAAGAGTTCATGAACCCGCTGTATACGGCGTTTCCGAAGGTTTCGACGTGAGGCGTTGCCTCAACGCCACGAAACATGACGGTGTGCGGCCCGCAACTGAGGAAGTTGCCCATGCCCATTGCAATGCTGTTGATTTTTCCGCAGTGCTCCGCTCTTGCTGTGCCTGGGAAAGTCTCGAACTGCGTGACCCTAATTGTCGTGACCGGCGCCAGTCGAGAGACGCCGTCCATGATGTCGCCGGCACTGTTTGCCACGGGCAACCACTGGTTGCCTTGTGGATATGGCACCCACTTGACGGCTGGCATCTCATACAAACTCGTACTCGTCGAAAAGTTCGCCGGCCGAATCGTCGGCATGACGAGCATTGGGTCTGGCATCCCAGTGCCGCCGTCGCCTCCGTCGACCATGCCGGAGGTGCGGTACTGGCACGTCACTATCCGCACGAGCCGGCTCTCGCCGTCGGCTCGGCCCTCGACGCTCACGCAGGGGATCGGATTCGCCGAACTGTAGGGGTCGCCGATCTGAACGCCGACGGCCGACATAATGTCGATCGACTCACTCGGCGAGTCGAGGATGATCTTGAAGACGCGCGTTGCGGTATCGGCCAGTTGCCCGCCGTCTGACGAACGGCTGAACTGGTTGCCCTGCGCGAGTTCGCTGACCAACTTGGGCATCTATCAGCCCTCCGTAATGTCGACGCGGAGGCGGGTGCCGGCCGTGCCGATCGCCTGGTAGTTCGCGCCGCTGCCGAGCCGAAAGAGCGCCGGCTCGCCGGCCCGCAGGGTGCAGAACCGGAGGAACGACCCGCCGGCGTCGATGCCGATCGCGGCCGTCGCATCGTTCGCCGTCGACAGGTTCCGCAGGAACGCCAGCCCTACGCTCGACAGGTTCGCCGTCGATATGTTGACTGGATTCGTCGACAGGGCGAGCGTCATGCTGTTCATTCCGACTTCGCTCATGGTCGCCGTCACGTTGACGACGGAGACAGAGTTGTTGAGGTATTCCTTGTCGAGCTTGAGGGAGACGTTGTAGGAGATGTCTGGCATGACTTTATTTCCCTTAGTTGGCTACTGGCTGTTCGTTGTCGGCGATAATCTGCAGAAGCCTGTTCGCTTCTCGTTGCAAGACCACGAGGTCTTGGTTCTTTGCGGGGTCGTCGCCTCGCAGTAGGCGATTTAGTTCCTGCTGACCTTGGGTCGTCGCGATGTCGGATGCGTTGAGTGCTGCTCGCGATGGGCCTTGCAGGACGGCATTTCTAACGGCATCGGCCATGCCTGCGATCGTTGGGGCTTCTCGCCGCATTATGCCTTCTCGGGCGCGGCCGATGGCTTCGTTCATCCGGTCGCGAATTTTCTGGACGTCTTCTGGAAGACCGCTGCTTTCCTGCGCTGCGAGATTTGCGTACTCACGAATATCGGCGATCTGCTGCCGAAGTTCCTGCGCAGCGCGCTCTCCTTCCGTCAGCGTCAAGTCGCGTCCCCTCATCGGATCGCCGACAGGATTGCGCCTCTTTTCGATTTCTTCAAGAACCTGCCGCTCGCGCTCAAGCCCTTCGATGACCCTCCGGCGGGCAGCTTGCTCTTGCGCGAGCGCGTCCGCTGCTGCCCGCTCTGCCTCCGTCAGCGCGAAAAGCCGCCTTTCTCGCTCGGCAAACAGTTCGGCCTCTCTGTTAGCAAGCCTCTCTGCCGCCGCCGGGTCAACGACAGTGCCGTCAATCTTGGCTTGCGCCTCAAGGCGGTTGCGTATCTGGTCAATGCCAGAAATTTGGTCGTTGATTGCTATGACCGCCGGGTCGCTCATCGCCTCCGAGCGCCGGCGGTCGATGGCATTTTGCGCCCTCGCCGCCTCCTCGCGATCGCGAATCAACTGCTGCTCGGCCTCATCTCTGGCGCGACGATTGGCGTCCGCTGGGCGCTCGTTGAAGTTTCTCTGTGCGTCGTTGGCGATGTTCTCGGAGTCAGACAACGCCCCTTCGACGACGCGGCGAAGCCGGCCAACGGCACCTTCCATTGCGATGGCCGCCTCGGCCAGCAGCGCGGCCACCTCGCCGGCCCTCTGGGCGGCTTCAAGTTCCGCCCTAGCCTGCGCCGCGGCGGCCTCGTTGCCAGACTTTTGCGCAGCTTCAAGTTGTATCCTGGCTGCGAACTCCGCGTCGGCGGCGGCCGCGACTTGCGCAGTCAGTCTTCCAAATTCGTTCCTGAACCGCTCGTTGCCTTCCAGGGACGACAGCGCCCGCGTCGTGCGCTCTCCACCGAAGGTTTGACCGAGGCGAACCTCGCGGGCGGCTTCGGCGATGGCGTCCCTGCGGAGCTGAATGTCGTTGACGGTGTTCTGCGCCCGGCGAACAGCCAGCTCGCGATCCTCTGGGTTTCTTATCCCAGACGCATCGCGAAGCGCTTGCTGCGCTTCGTCGAGTTGCTGCGCAGTATTGTCGAGGGCGGCCTGGAAGTCTGCTGCTCCAGAGACGCCTCGCCGAATCGCATTCGCGACGTCTTCCTGGGCGCTGCCGATTGATGTTGCTGCTGCCCGCGACTCCTTCAGCACATCGAGCGAAAGCTGGTTGATTGCATCGAGGAGCGGCCCCTCAAGGCTGTTCAGAAGCCGCTGCAGCGCCGCAATGTCTCCTCCTCCGCCGGCAGAAGAAAGCCTCGAAATCTCCCTTTCGATAGCCGCACGCTGCGAGCGAACGGCTTCGACCGACGTGCCGGCGTCAACGGAAGCGACGTCCCGCTCAACCCTGGCCTGAATCTGGTTGACAGCGGCTGGGTTTCCGACTGGGATTCCCTGCGGCCCGAAAACGCCAGACCGCGCCACCATTTCGGAGTTGGCAATTCGCCGGAGGAGGTCAATGACGTCAGCGCCTGTAGCCCTTCTGTCGACTGCCTGCCGAGTGGCCTGCTCCTCTCGAACGCGAGACTCGTCGAGTTGCCTTGCGAGTATTACGCGGCGCCCTGGGTCTCTCTCGGACTCAAGTTGCCGCTGGATGTCAGACTGCCGCGATCTTTCGCGCTGGACGCCCTCATCCAGTTCAGACACACGGGATTCCCGCATCTCCCTTTGCTTCTTTGCAATGGACTCTAGTTCCTTTGCAAAAGCCCTTGCCTCCTTCGCCGGAGCAGAAAACGCATCCCTTGCTATCGAGTCGCCGAGAGACTCGAAGGCTTGGCGAAGGTCTTCTGCAAGAGACTTCTGGCGAGCCAGGGCGTCGTTTAGCAGCTTCGTCCTTCTGTCTGCCTCTTCAGCGCCAGTTGCCCATCGCAGAATGGCGCTCACGGCCTGCCCGGCAAGGACTGTCGAGAGGCCGATGAAAAGTCCCGTCGTTGCGGAGAGACCAGGAATCACGCCGGATTGCCCGAGGAGCAGCCCAAGTTGCGTGATGTTGTTGCCAACCGCGCGGAGTCTGTATTCCAGACCACCTGTAGCAGAGAACAAATCGTCAACAGCGAACAGCGCCTGCTGGAACGCCAACTGCGCCACCTGAGCGCTTCTGACGCTAATGGAGCCTGCGCTGTTTCGCGCCATCGCCATCGCTTTCTCGATCTGCTGCGTGTTGAAGGCGCCGCCGCTGAGTTGCGCGATGAGGGCAGCAAGCCCTTTCGTTGACTGTCGAATCTCATTGTCGAGCCTGTCGAGCTGCGCAATTTTTGAGCCATCGTCTATATCAGAGGCAGCGACTTGCGCGATCTTCTGCTGCAGTGCCGTCACGCTTGTTGTAACGCGGTCGATTTCTCCCTGGATTGCGATACGCGCTGATCCGCCCGCAATCTGTCCGCGGAACTGCCGAGCAACAGACAGGTCGGCGGCTGCATCGCGGGCGCCCTGCGACAACTGCTCGCCGCGGCCACCGGATGCCTCAAGGAACAGGTTCTGCTGGCGGCGAGCATCGTTCGCGACGTTGATGTCTGCGGCGAGCTTCTGGTATCGCTTCGCCTGCTCGTCGAGCAAGGCATTTCCCCGTGCCAGCGCAGCGTTTGCCGCCGTGATGTTTCCGCTCTTTGCGGAGTTGAAAGCGTCCCTGAAAGCCTTGTTCGCCTGCCTTGAGAATTTGTCGAGTTCCGCCGCTTGTTTCTGCAACTCCGGCGCGCCGAGCTCGTCGGCCTGCCGCTGAAGTTCTTTATTTCTCGGAATGATTTCGTCATTCAGCCGAAGCCTCGCCAGATTGGCGTCTCGGCGGATTTCTGCCCTGGGGACGCTCCCTCTCCCAGACTGCTCGATCTGGGCGCGCTCCCTGTCGAAGTCGCGCCGAATCGCCTGCCTGCTCCTCTCCGTAGACGAAAACAGCAGGCTGTTCGTCTTGCCCAGCAGGTCTCTGCCTGTGTTCAGTGAGTTCAGTGCCGCGCTGATGCCGTCGATGGCCCGCTTGACCTGCGACGCAGACGCCTCGCCGCGATTGAACTGCTCGACCAACCGGCCGGCCCCAGAGATCAGCCCCTCGAACTGCGTGCCGCCGACGGCCCGGAGGGCACCGGCGGTGGTCTTGAGTTTCGCGATCAAGTCGTCAACTGCCGTCTCGGCGCGTGGCGAAACGATCTGGTCGATCTGCGCGGATCGAATCTGCGTCTGCAGTTGCCTGTTGATGGCCTGCTGGCGCCGCGTCAGCGCGTTGAGGTCGCCTTGGGCGGCGGCCAGCGCCTCCTTGCGTCCGGTCGTCTCGCCATCGTCCGCGATCTGAAGTTGGACGCGAAGCACCCTAGCGGCCGCCTTCTCGATTCTGGCCGCGTTCCTGTCGGCCTCGATCGCGAGGTCTGCGAACACGCCGTCCTCGCGGAAGCGGGAGGGCAACTGCTCGGCGCTGCTGCGGAGGGCAATCGAGCGCTGGAGCGCTTCTTGTGCTCGCGGCTGCGCGAACGACGCTCCTACGTTGCTGATGTCGAGCGTCTTAACGAGGCGCCCGAGGTCGCCGGCTGCGGCTGCGGCTTGCCCGAGCCGGAGGAGGCGTCGCTGAAGGTCGTCTACTTCGGCAGAGAACTTCGACAGTTCTCCACCACCCTGAATAGCCCGATAGACGTCTTGAAACCGCCGCTGCACCTGGCCGAGGGCCGGGTACAGGCCGGCCTGCAGGTTGTTGCTCAAGCCCTCGATCTTCTTGACCAATTCCGTCAGCGGTTTGCCGACGTCCTCGAAGACGCGAAACTGCTCGTCGAGCTTCTTGGGGTCGATCCCAAGGTCGATCCCCTTTGCCCGGAGGCTAGTGATTTCCTGAATCGTTCGCTGAAACTTCTGCAGTTTCGTCAGCGTGCCGTCGAGGGCGCGGGTGTTCAGGTTCAGTTCAATGCCCTGAACCTTCTTGGCGAATTCCGTCAGTTCCTTCTTCGCGGTTCCTATGTTCCGCGTGAAGTCCTGCGTGTTCGCGGAAATGACCGCAGAGATTTTGCCTAGAAACGCCATCGAATCATCCTTGATTCAGTTTCATCAACTCTGCGGCTATCTGTTCCTGCGACTGCTCCGGCTTGAAAGCCGATGGAATGAACGCGCTCTCGTCAGGCACGTCACCCTTTTTGTAGTTGCCAGAGGCGCACATAACGATCCTGCAGAGCCGCGCCGTTTGCTGCCACGAATCCGGCAAAGGCCACCGCTGGTCGTATGCGAACCATTCCGACAACTCCTCGCTATCAATCTCCGACAGCAACTGCTTTACTGTCTTTCCGAGCGCCAGCGCTAGGCGGAAGTAGAACCGCCGCTCTGGTCGCTCGGAGAATCTTTTCCCAGTGCTTCGACGTCTTCGCTCCTGAACGCATTGACGGCCCACGCCTTGTCGAACAGGCGGTTGATGACGATCGCCGACTTGCCACCAAGCTGGTCGACTTCGTCGTCGGTGAACAGCCTGGCGCCCTTGTCGTCCGACAACGTAAGCACAAGAAACCTTGAGCGGAAGTTCTTCATCTTTTCGGTCGAGTACGACTCCTCGAACGAGTCGCGCTCTGTGCCTGAGAGCGTCTTGATGAACACATCGCCGCCCCACTCGGGCACGTTGACCGGGCCGTCGAGCTTGACGTCATTCGCCGCCAGAATCGCCTTCTTGTTCAGAGCCATACTAACTCCCTTGATAATCAGTCATCTGAAACCGCAGCGACCCCCGGACGACCTCGCCGACGCGGGCTTCCGTGGACGCCGAAACCAAAATTGCCCTCCTGGCAACCGAATACGAAGTAGATGAGAAGGACAGTTGCCCCACGGTGCCGACGATCGTCTGCGTGTCGAGCGTCCCGTGGTGCAGGTAGTCCACGTTGATTGTTCCGCCCGTCCAGTCGCCGGTCGGAACCATGACCATGAAGCCTTTGGCCGTCGAGGCGTCGGTCATGTTCGTGACCTCGGCCGTCGGCGTCTCCACCGAGATGCCCGTCACATACCCCCAGCTTCCGCCGAAGGAGAACGTCGCGCTCTGCGGAATACCTGGCATGGCTACACCTAGATTCGAAACGACGCACTGCCGCGAACGATGTCACCGAGACTGGTCGTGACCTGCGACGAGACGCAGGTAGCGGCAGTGCTCGAAAACGCGACTCTGCCGGAGACGGACAGAGCCCCGACGGCGCCGACGCTCGGGATCGTCTGGCCGATGTAATCGACGTCGACTGTCTGCAGCGAGTCGACCGACTTGTGCAGGTAATACACGGGCTCTGTGTCGTTCGGCCCCAGCCCCATGTGCGGAGCCGACACCCGTTGCCGCTCGGCGCCACCGTTGACGGTGACGCTGGTGACGGTGTAGTTCGACCCAGCGAAGGCGAAGTAGGTGCCTTGTGAGCTGACCCCAGCCATGTCGCCTTACGCGACGCGGAAGGTCGCGCTCCCGCTGATGAGGGCACCCACCGAACCGCCGATCGAGGCCGACGCGAGCGTTGCGGTTCCGCTGAACGACATCGGGCCAGAGATTTGCAGGGTGCCGGAGGTTCCGGCGGAGAGCACCGTATTCGAGATGTAGTCGATCGTAACCTCGCGCTCTGTGGCAAAGCCGCCGACGAACTCACGGCGGCCGTTCGGGGCGATGCCGAGGTGCGAGCCGTCAATGAGGTCTTGGGTGTCACTGACCTGAACCGATGTGACCGTGAGGTTGGAGCCACCGAACTGGAACGTGAGTCCCTGTGACGAAATGCCAGCCATCTTTTGCGCCTCCTTGCGCCTAAACTGTTACCCGGTAGCCTCTGACCACCGGATTGAGTAAAGTTGTCGAACTTCGTATGCCGGTGGAAGTTGAGCGCCAACTTCGGTTGGGTCGATGTAGTCGTCGACCTCCGAAACCAGCCTCATATCACTAATTGTAACCCCCGCCAGCGTCCCGGTGTTTCCATCCAAAGCCAGCCGAACCTCGTCCGCAAGCTCGCGGACGGCGTCGTAGCTGAGCGCCCAGCAGGAAATCTGCAGGCTGACGACAGGCTGGAAAAGCGGGCCTGTCAAAGTCGACTCGCGCTGAATGTTGACGCGCCGATAGGCGATAAGCGGCATTGATGCGCCGGACTTTGGCACAGCGATCGGATAAATCTGGAATCCGACAAGTCGCGCCACGGCCGGCGTTGACGCCAACTTCATGTAGACGTGTTTTTCTGGCGAAAGAAGCATTATTTAATCGCTTCGTTGATGGCGTCGATGATTCCAGACCGCAGGATGCCCTGGACTTTCGACGCGTTTGACTTGATGGTGTTTTCCATGAGGTGAAAACCCGGCATAGCGCCGTAGGTTTCGCCTGGGTGCAGCGTGAAAACCCTCGGGCCGTCGCCAATGTCGGGGAGGAAGTCGTGCGTGTATCCCTTACCGGCACGGGCTTTGCGCGTCGGCTCGTTCCAGCTCGACATCAAGAAGTAGTAGCCACGGCTGCGTTTTGCGAACTTCTCGCTGTCTTCGAGAACGGCGTGAACGGTCATCTTGCGGTTAATCATCTTGTGGACGCTGACATACGTCTTTTTGTTGCGCGTGCTGGGGCGCCTTGGCCCTTTCGTTCCGAACTCAAGGAGCCAGCTGTGGTTCCCGCTCGCCATCTTGCCAGTCGCTCCGGCTGTACCAGTGTGGCGCGGGCCGGCAATAGCCACGGCGTTGCCGCTTGGATACTTCTTTGTCTTGATAGTCGTACTCTTGGCGAGATTGCCGGTTGCGTCGTGCGTGAGCGCTTTCTTTTTGTATTCGTCCCGGATTGGGACGGCGGCCTCGAAGAGAATCTTCTCCAGCGCATCTTGCCGGCCGAAGGTTCCGAGAAGAGTCTCCATAATGTCGAGCATCGGGCCTGCGCCGGTAACGGTGACGCGAATGAACGATTCGGCGAGTGCTAGGTTCGACGACATTGCCATCACTGCACCTCCCTTGCAAGAATTTCGTGCATCGTGCGGTTTTCTCGCTCGACAACGCTCGAGATTTCCATTGGCCGGCCGCGCCACACGATTCGGTGCGTGTGCGTCAGGCCGGGGAGAAAGCGAACGCGAATCTTGTGCGACGCGAGCGCGTTTGCCTGCTGCGCCTGGAGGATTTCGCGGCTCGACATTCCGTCGACGCTCGCCCAGACTGTCGCAAACGTGCTCCACGACAGTGTTGCCTCTCCAAGAGAGTTTCGAGACTCCACCGGCGCCTCGATCGTGACTCGCTCGCGCATGGTGCCTGCTTTTATCACGTTATCGTGCCCTCACCGATGAGGACGAGTTCGCAGGAGCCGTTTGTGTCAGATGAAACGCCGAGGTAGCCGCCGGCCGTGCTCCACCCAGTTGCGTCTGAGCGGCACATGAACAAAACTGCGCCTGGCTTTACCTCGATGCCGCCGGAACCTGGCGTGACGTTTGGGCCAGTCTCCCAGTCAATCTTCGACATTGTGCTGAAAGGCGTTGCTCCGGTGTTCTTGATGTAGATGGTCTTTATCGCAGAGAAGTTCACGTTTCCTCGGCTGTCCGTGAAGTCCGTGAAGTCCTCGCCGCCAAAAAAGTATTCCCCATCAAACGCGCCGCTGAAACTCCACACAATCTGCGCCTGGTTCGCCCCGGTGCCGTCCGTGAGCGTGAGGGCATACGACGCTGGCGTCGCCCGCAGGGTCTTCGACAAGTCGCCTGTGCTCGTCTCGTGGGCGAGGATCGACAGCATGATTTGGGCGTTGAGTGGCATATCAAGTTCCCATCACATAGATTTCGTAGGACTGGCCGTTCGTGCCGCCGATGCGGAGGATCGAGCCGCCAGAGGTGGTCGCGAAGCCGGCCGAGTTAGGGCATGACAAGAGCATTGCGCCGCCCTCGCGGATCGGGTAGCCGCGGAGCGTCAGGCTCCCCAGGTTGATCATCGGCGAGAAGTTCCAACTCGTGACGTCTTGCCTGAACACGCTGAACTGCGACCCCGTCCAGCCTGCTGAGAAGGCGATCTGATTCGTCTTCGACAGGTTCTTGACGCAGAGCAACTTCACGACGGCGATGCCGAGCGTCGAGAAGTCGACCTCGTCGAAGCCACCGGACGAAATTGTCCGACGGTCGCTGAACACCTTCGTGCAGTCGCCGACGTCGAACGAAAACTCAATCGGGTGCTCCTCTAGGCCGCGAGTCAGGCCGCTCTGCGACAGGCGCCGCGCTGTCACGCTGGCACGCACCTGCGCTAAGACGCTCATCTGTATCCGCCCCAGCCGCTTGCTGCCATGAGGGTCTCGAACGTCATCGGGACGGCCATCATCTGCCCGGCAGTCGCCGCCTCGCGGTTTGCATACCAGTGGCCGACAAGAAGCAGAATCCCGTGCTTGATTGTCTGCGGCACTGACGAGCCAGACGCCCCGTACCCCGCAGACCAGCGAACGGTGACGCTGTTTTCGTCTCCGCGAACCGGAGGCCACACTTCGAGGTATCGAGGGTAGATGCGCCCTGGGGTGGCGTATGAGTCGACCTGAAACGCGCTTGCGGCGCTAGTCATCACCTGCGACGCGCCGCCCTGGTCTCTGTATGTCACCGTCACGGTAGCCGAGAGCATCGGCGGCCGCGGCAGCACGATCTCGTGCTCTGGAAAGTTGTCGTACCTCGCCTCCCACGTTGTCGTGATCAGCGTGGTGTCCAGCCGCCCTTCGACATACTCTCTGGCACCGGCAATTAAAGCCGTGATGAGTGTGTCATCCGTGCTTGTGTCGACCCTGCAGTGCGCCTTTGCTTCGACAAGCGTCACCGGCTCAACGGTCGGCGCAACCGCGCGAACGAGGCTCCGGTAGGGAGTGAGCGCAATGTCTGGGTTTTCTGGTGACGGAAAAATCAGAGTCACTGCTGCCTGCGCTTTCTTGACTGAACCACAACCGCCGCTTTCTCGCTTCGCTCCTCGACCGTCGCCTCCTCGACAACCTCTTCGACGAGCCGCCTCGACTTCAGCAGGTTTGCGAAGCCGTCTGGAAAATCAAAGACCATGCCGGGTTTGTACCCGTCGAAGCCGCAGATGATGCGAACTTTCATTTTAGAACCCCCCAGGCTGTCTCTGGCGGCTTCTGGCCGCCGTTCCAAAAGTCGGTCGTGTGCTGCTGCACCTTGCCGCCGTCGACCTCGCGGCTGGGCCAGGTGATCATCAGTTCGGCGTGGCCGACGCTGATGTTCGTCGCGAGGCCCAGCTTGTTGCCGGCCTTAGCGAACCCTCGCCAGAACGAGATGTCCTCGTCCGTGTGCGAGCCATTCCAGTCGCCCTGCTCGTTCGGCGTGGCGACGAACCACGGCTTCGCCATCTTCTTGATCGCGTCTGTCTTGATCAGAGTCAGGCCGAAGTGTGCCGTCTCGACGAGTTGCACGGGCTTCGAGAACCAGTCGCCGTCGACTATCGTTTTATCGTCGCTGCTCACGCCGGGGAGGGCAAACATCACGCACTGGCTCTCCCGCTTCGTCTGAAGCGGGGCGATCGCGTCGACGCCGCTGTGCATCATCAAGGCCAGGAGCGCCTCGACGGTCTTTGCGGAGAAGACAGTGTCGTAGTCGATCGTGAGAATCGCGTCGTACTTGTCGATGACGCTTTCGATCGACCGCGTCAGGCACTGCCCGAAAAAGACCCCCGTATGTTTGATGACGGGAATCTGGTGCGGAGTCAGAGCCGAGTGAACACAGAAAAAATTGTCTGTGAAGCCGAGGCGCGGGGTGCTCATTACGGCAGCTACCCGCACCTCGGCTTCACACTGACCAACACGAATCAACATCTGACGCTCCTTCTTAGTGAGGAGCGGGCGCGCATCCTTGCGCCTCACCGGCCATCATTGGCCGTCCCGCTGGACGGGAATCAGCCGGCGACCCACGCGAGGACGTTCGCCTGCGACGCGTTCGCAGGGGAGTTCTCGCCGCGAGACAGGCGGCCAGTGATCGCGACGTTGGCGGTTACGCCAGGGGTGTACGACACCCGCAGGTAGCGCTTCCGGGCCTTCGTGTTGATGTCGAGCTTCACGGCAGAGGTCAGCGCGGTGCCAGCCACCGAGATCGCAGGAACCGTAAAGCCGCCGGTGCCGCCCATCACGAACGCTGTCACGTTCGAGTAGTCGGTGCTCACCGAGTCCGACTCCTCAACACGCAGCACGTTGGCAAACACGGTCGAGGCGTTCGACGCACGCAGCACAGTGAGGCTGGCGTAGTCGTACCCGAGCGTGTCGACCGTCAGCGTGGCCGTCGCCGTGGAGCCGATGGTGTTGGCGGGGAGTTCGCTGACCACACGGTTGTTCTGGGAATCACTCATTTCAGGGTTCCTTCCTTGATGTTGGTGGTTTAGGCGGTCGTCCGGAGTCCGACCACCGGGCCGACTTCGGTCGTTGATCCGAGCGTGTGATGCACGATGTCGAACCGCATCGTGCCCTGCATCAGAAGTTGATCCGTGGTCGCGTAGACCTGGTCGTACAACTTCATCGAGAACTCACGCCGCGAGGCGTAGATGCTCGACAGGCCGAGGTTGCCGAACAGCACCTTGACCTTGTTCGCATCGGCGCCGAGCGTGCTGTCCATGACGTGAACGAGCCGCACCGGAAATCCGAGGAACGACTCCCCGGAGCCACCGCTGACGTCCGACACCGTGTTGCCGCCGACGGCGTACTTCAGGCGAGCCATGCTGGCTGCGTAGCCGGCCGGGCTCACATAGAAGGCAGCGCCGCTGCGGGCATAGATCGGCAACTTGCCGATCATCGCCAGGAAGTCTTCGAGGTCGAGCGTCTCGAAGCCGCTGTTGCCGGTTGCGGCCGACACCAGAGAAGCCGAAACACCCGAGCCGGCGATCGCCGTAACGAGGCCGGTGATGCCGCCCGCGTTCGAGTCGCCCGCACCAAGCCAGCCGACTTGGTCAATTTTCAGAGCCAGACTGGTTCCGAACTCCTGGGTGACGGCGTCGGCGATGTTCACATACGACGCCGAATCCTCCATCACCTCGCTCGACAGCCGAGTCGCCACGGCGAGCTTCTTGCTGTTGAGGGTCACGTTCGTCCAGGCAGGATCGCTCTCGGCGATCGAGCCGGCTTCGCCGACGAAGTACGCCGTGGTGCCGGTCGCACGCTTCGGGATCGTCATGACGTCGCGGGCGAGGGTCACTCGCTCGCAGGCGCCAGGCATCGTGCCGTAGGTCTCGACCAGACGGATCACGCGAGCGGCGAACTCCGGGGGCACGAGATGGCCGCCGGCCGAGTTCACGTTCTCGCCGAGGGCGCGGGCCTCGACGCCGTGGTCGCGGCACCACCGGAGGTCGTCTGAGTTCTTGAACACGGTCGCCCGAATCCAGCGCCCCACGCGGTAGGCGTCCTCAACCGACTGCGGCCCTTCGTTGAAGGCGCGAAGTTCGGTGTGGTGGGGCAGGTTGTGGCGGATTTCCACCTTCTTGTCGGCCGGCTTCTCGGCCTCCGGCTCGACGGCCTTCGCGGGGGCGGCACGCTCGACCACGGCCCGCAGTTCCGCCTCCTTGGCGGCGAGCTTCTGCTCAAACTCAAGATCGGACTGAACCTTGTCGGCCTCGTCGGTCAGACGACGGAGTTCCGTGGTCTGCTCTTCCGACCGCTCTTCCGTGTCGGCGAGTTCGTTGAGGCGGGCCGCAATCGCGGCCGCACGATCCTGAAGACGCTTGAGGTTGCTCGATGCCATGTTCGACTGACTCCTGTTGAGCCGGCCGAAATAGCGATGACGCAACGGCCGGCGGGTGAAAAATCCCGCAAGCGCGCCGCGCCTTGAGTCCTCAAAGCACTCGCACCGAGTTACCGAAAGTCCTTCCGGTAACTTGTATCTCTCTGTAGCCTAACAAGTTGGGCATAGGGCGTGCAAGTCAGTCGACCCACTCAAGGTCAAGGTCTTTGAGAAGTCGCAGGAAGTCCTCCTCCTGCATGGAGTCCTTGAGTCTCGCGTAGTAGGAGTCATTTTCGGCGCACGAGCGCTCATACGACTCCCTGTCTTGCATAGACCAGCCGCGTTCGTGCTCGTCAATTTCTTCCCATTTTGGCCTTTTAATCGGCATTTCAAATCTCCTCGACCTCTATTACCCGCACAAGCCTCGCGTCGTTGTGCATCGAATATCCGCTTTTCAGCGCGCCTTTATAGTACCCGTCAATCTTCGTCATCCACTCGGTTTCGCTGACCTTGGCTCCGTTTTTGTAGCCAAGGAAGCCGTCCTCTTTGCGAACGATGAAGTACGCTTTTTTAACTTTGTATTCCGCGCCAGGGAGGGCTATGACCTCCTGCTCCTTCTGGTGGGCGAATATCGTCCCCGCCGTATCCTTGGCTCGCTTTGGGTTCGATATTTTTACGAGGACTCGGCCTTGCTGCCCCTTCGAGAACTCCAGACCCTTCGCCCTGCTGGTAGTCATCGAGGCGTGCGTCGTGTTGCTGTTGCCCTCAAATGAGTGCGAAAATCTCCCGGACTTCAGCCACGAGTTTACCTGAGATTCCGTGATGTTTTTCATTCCTCGGTAGACGGTTCCGCCGACAAATTGCGGCATTTTTGCGACCGCGGCAACAAAATGCCGGTATTCGTTGGTTCCGGCGGTTTGGGCAACAGCGCCGTGCTTGGCGTCCTGGTCTTTGATCCAGCCTGAGCTGCCGCCCCACTTTGTCACAGCGTTCTGCTCGGCGCCGGTCATGAAAGACCACAGTTTTGATCCAAGCGACTTTCGCTTTTCCCAAGTCCACCCTTTGCCGGTTGTTTTTGGTATTCCTTCCGGAACAGATGCCGTCAGGTCTTCTGGCGAAGAGGCTTTCTTTGTTGGCGCTGGCTTGCCGGCGGCCTTGGCTTCTGCGGCTTGCTTTTTCTGCCACTCCTTCAGGCTCTCGAACCTTTGCTTGAGCACGCTCCGCATCTGCTCTGTTTTTGCCGCGGCCAGGATGATTTCTTTGTTTTTCAGAACTTTCGTGATCTGGGAGCTGATCTCTTTGTTGCTCAGGCCGCCAAAAACGGCGGCAGCCGAGGCGTTCATCGACGGGTTTCGCAGAGTGTCAATTTCGTGCGCCACTGGGCCAAACCCAGCCGGGTCTCCGGCTGTTGGCGACTTCAGCGCCCCCTGCGCTCTGTAAAACAAGGCGCCGCCGTTGTCGACGCGGTAAACCTTTCCGTTCTTGGCGACGACAATGTTGTCCATGTTCATGCCGATGACGTCCCTGTTTCCGAGAAGGGCGTCAACAACGAAGTCCTTTTTCAGCTTTTCTACGGCCGCTTCGTATTTCTTCGTGTCCGTGGCCTTGAGGTCTGCCAAAGTTTTGCCGTCGACAAACTCTGCAACCTTCTTGACTGTGCCATCCGAGTCAGCGTGCAGTTGCTGCTTCGGAACCGCTACGCCAGCCGCGCGGTACAGTGCGTCGGCCTCGGACTCCGACTCGATGTGCGCCTTGTGCTTTCCGGACTTCACCACAAACTTGTTGCCATCCGAATCCTGGGCCAGCACTGCGCCGGTGCTTCCGCCAAGCGCTTTTGTAACCTTCAGGTCTTGCGGCTTCGGCGTAGTGGCTGGCGACAGCATTTCGTCGACTGGCGTTTTGTCGACGCGCAGAGCCGGGGCAGGCTTTTGAATTGCCGCTGTTTTCGCCATTGCCTCCGCTATGGCCTTCTGTTTTGCAGCCGCCTCCGCTTCAGCGATCTTCTTCGCTTCGGCGACCGCCTTTGCCTTCGCCTCTGCCGCTTTAATTTCCTCAATCTGCTCTTTGACGCTCTTCGGCGTACCCGCAACGGTCAGTTGCTTCGACGCCTCGGCAGTCTTCTGCTTCATGGCGGTTTTCGCTTCCGCCAACTGCTCAGCAACGCTCTTTGGTGTGCCGACGACGCTGACCTGCTCATTCGCCTTCTTGACGCGAATCTTTTGCAGCATCGACTTCTTCTTGGCCGCAGCAGCTTCGGCGGTTTTTTGCTGCTCTTCGGCGGCCTTCTTTTGCTTTGCGCCCTTGCGGACGAGCGCGGCTTTTTTCTTCTGTGAAATCTCCTGCTTCTTTTTCTTTGCGAGAGAGGCCGCAGCGTCGGTCTTCTCCTTTGCAACTTCCTTTTTCAGTTGCTTTACGTTCGGCATCTTGAGCACATAAGGTTTGTTGGGGATGCCGTCTTCCTTGGCGCAGTCGTTGCCCTTTCCAAACCCGCCTGCACCAGTTCCGCAGCCAGTCTTCTTCCCGCTGCGGGCGGGGCGGCCGGGGCGCATGCGCGGCTTCTTCTTGCGCTGCTTTGGCCTGCCGCCGCCCATGCGGGCGCGGAGTTCCTCTTCTGCGCGAGCGAGCGCCTCGCGGAGCCTAGCGAGTTCGTCCATGAGACGCCGACTCCAGGGCTTTTGCCTTCAGTCGCGCTGCCGTCCCGGCGGCGTCGATAGAGCGAGGCTCTTCTTCCTCGGGGTCTGGCTTGCCAAGAGGGTCTTCGATTGCAAGTTTCTCTTCTGGGATGATCCAGAGCTTGCATAGACCTTCCGACGCAATCTCTCCAGACACGACGTCGCACGACCCGCCGCTGTTAAAGAAGACGCAGTTCTCGCACTTCATCCCCTGGCTTCCGAACGCACTCTTCTTCATGTAGTGAGCGCCGTCTGGGCCGTCCTGCGGCCACATTTCGCCGTCCTGCGCAATCTTCTCAATCGCCTCGTAGAGCGCGTAGTTATTCGGCGACAGCGAGCCTGCGGTCGGCTGATTTTCGACAGGCTCTTCCTCAGCCTGCCGCTCCTCGACGGCCGGCTCCTCGACGCTCCGCTCTGACTCCATGGCGGCGGCCTTGCGGGCAGACCAGTTCTTGCCGGCATTTCCGCCCCACAGGAGCCACGCCACGAAACCGGGCTTCTCCTCGCCGGCTTTGTCCCAGCCTGGGGACTTGCTCGCCGAATCATGGCGGGCGAACCATGCGTTCATCTCGCGAACGTGGTCTTCGGTGAGTTCCTCGCGCCTGGCGATCTTGTTGGCGCGGGCCACGGTCTCCGGCTTGAGGCCGTCGCCAGACTTGCCTTCTTCGTGGAGCTTGAGGCCACGCTTGGCCGCCGAAGCCATGCCGGTGGTCGGCCGCAGGTTCACGGCGCGTTCGTCTGGCATCTGGTCGATGAACGCCGGCGCCTCGCCCATGATGCCGCTCGCGGCGACGAGTTCGCTCATGTATTTGCCGACGTACTCGTCAGACTCTTCCCAGTAGCCTTCTTCGTGTTCGTACTTGAGCACGAGCACAACAGGGTCGCCTGGCTTGGCTTCCATTGGCTCCGACGTGTAGTCGCCGAGCGTGCCCTCCTCCATGACGTACTGGATGCGACCCACGCCGCCATCCCATGCCACGAAGTCGCCGGCTGCGTACATGACCGGGGCGCTGCGTGCCATCTCCAGTGCGCGGCGGCTCACGAACGTCTCGGTCGCGTTGTACGCCGGCTTGAGCACCGGCCCGACGTCGAAGAGGCCGTCGATCGTCCGGATTTCGCGCAGTTGCCTGCCGTCGGCCGTCTTGCTCCATGCTTCGCCGGCTCCCTTCACGCGGAACGCGAAGCTCGATCCACGGACATCGCCTCTTTCGATGGCCTCGACGACGTCAGCGCGAGACTCCGGCGGGTCGATTTCATATCGCAGGCCGCGATCGTCGACGAACAGCCGAAGAGTCCCGGATGACTCGCGGCCCAGCAGAAACATCGGCTCGTGGTTGTAGAGCGCGACGACGTCCGTGCCGCGCTTCATGACGTCATCGAAGGCGCCTGGGGCGATCCGCTCCACGAACCCGCCAAGGTCTTGGCTGTCGCTGTTGAACAGGGCGGCGTAGCCGCGGATGACTGGCTTCTTTTTGCCGGTCTTGTCGCACAGGCACCGCTCAACGGTCGCTTCGGCCTCGATCAGCCGGCGTTCAACGTCTTCTCGACTCTGCTCGTCCATGTCGCAATCGCCTCCTCGTACTGCTTTCCGCTGCGGTGACAATCCAGCAGCAGGTCTCGTGTTTCGTTCATCCAGTTGGCCGCGAACTCGTCGATGTGGCGGCCTGTAGCCTTTGCGGCATCGCACAATTCTGTCTTCATGCGGGCCTCGTGGGCTTCGAGCCACGCGGCCATCTTGGCCGGCTTCTTGCGTCGCTCCAGAATTCCGTCTGCCTCGACTGACGCCAGCTTGCGGAGCGTCTGGGCGAACAGCACTTCGGCGGCGCTGCGTGCGGCGTCGACTGGCGGCGGCTCCTCTTCTGCAGGCGGTGCCGCTGCTTCGCCCTCCGTTGGCGGCATTTCCTCGACCGGAGCCTCGACGACCGGCTCCGGAGGCGCAACGACGAACGACTCAAGCAGGGCCATGTTGACTTGCACGAACCGCTTGTCGCCTTCGTCGATCGGATTCAGCCCCTCGCTCGTTCTTATCTCGTTGATCGAAAGAACCCCGAGCGACCAGAGTTCCCGGTAATACTGCGCACGGCCGGCGTTGTCGCCTCGCATCAAGCCTCGGACGTCGAACTCCGCAAAGTAGTTCTCATCGTCCATGATGAGGTCGCGGCGGCAGGCTGTTTCCCAGCGGCGCAGCCAGGGCACAAGGCTGAACGTCACGAAGTCCAGCCCCTGCTGCTCGACCGACGAGTACGAACTCTTCGTCAGGTCGCCGATCATGTAGGCCGGAACGCGAAAGATTCTTGCGATGTCTTCGACTTGATATCGCCTGGTCTCAATGAGTTGGGCCGACTCGTTTGTGCCAGACAATTCCTTGATTTTGATGCCGTGCGGCAACACGGCCGTCTTCGAGTTTTGGTTGGGGCCGCGGTGCATATCCTCCCACGACTGCCGCAGGCGCTGGGCGGTCTCCGGCTTGATGGGCTGATCGCTTTCCAAGACCACGCCCGGCCTCGCTCCGTTTCCGAAGTATGCGCCGCTGTGGAGTTCCGTGGCCCGCGCCAACCCGATCGCGTCTCGAGACAGCATCGTCGGGACATACCCCGTCACGCCGTCTTGCGTCAGCCAGCGCAGGTGAAAAATCTGATCCTGCGTGTACGTCGTCGGCGAGGACTTCTCCGGCTCTTGGTACAGATACCGCAGCCGCCCGTTCTTCAGCCGTTCGCAGGTCATGCGCGACGGGTGCAGGGGCCAGAGTTCCGTCACGGCGCCGTACTTGCCTGGGCGAATCTCGGCGTAGGCGTTGCCCCACAAAAGAAGCCAGGACTGCATGAGTTCGCGGAACTCGAAGCTCGTCATCCAGCCGTTTGGTTGCTCAGAGAGAATCAAGTGCAGCGGCATTCCGGCGGCGACTTCCTTGCCGCCGCCAACGAGCCGGCGGTACAGCGAGAACGGCAGGGCCGCCACTGACTCCGAAATCACGCGCACGCAGGCCAGGACGGCGCTGCACTGCAGTGCTGTCTCCGGCGACACCGAGACGCCGGCGACGGTGCGTCGACTTTCCGTCAATTCCTCGAAGACTCGGGAAATGTTTCGCATCTCGACGATGTCTTCAACTACGGCGTCTTCCATTACAGCACCAGAAGTTCGGGTTCGAGCTGCGGCCCATACGTCTCGCCGCTGGCAAGAGAGAGCGCCATGATGCAGGCGATGATGCCGTCGATCCGGCCGATGTCGTGGGACGACTTCTTGACCGGCTTGATGAGTCCGTCCTCGTTGGATTTCACCTGGACGTTGCTCGCCTGCCACGAAAGCACGGGGTTGCCGGCATGGCGGAGTCGTCCGGAAATTACGAGGTTCTCCAGCATTCGCGTCGGCGCATTTAAGGGGCCAAAACCCTGTCCGAACGGGTGTACGGTCTGCCCTTCGGCCGACAGTTGAGTCATCAAGTGAACCGCATTCCAGCGATCCACAGCGATGCCCTTGACCCAGTTTTTCTCGCAGAATTCGAGAATGTAATCCCGAATCTGGTCGTAATCCGTTATGTCACCATCAGTTAGTTTAACAAATCCATCTCTGACCCATTGGGTATATGGCACCCTGTCCTGCTTCTCGCGCTTGTCGGCGTTCTCCTCTGGTATCCAGAACATCGCCTTTACATCGAAGCTGCCGTCAGCGTCAGGCCACACTGCGACGAACGCCGTCGTGTCGTAGGTGCTGGCAAGATCGAGTCCGCAGTAACACGGCCTGCCTGTCGTGTCTCTGATCTCGGCATTGCACGCCTCCCAGGCGCCGTGGCGGAAGAACTTCTCCTCAGAGGACGTCCACTGGTTCAAGTGGAGGCGGCGAAAGGTCATTTCGTCGGCTGCCGACTCCCTGGCCTTGGCGGCCATCTGCTCGAAGTAGTCCTCCTTGATGGTCACGCCGAAGTTCGGATTCGCTGACTCCCATGTGCTTTTCTCGAAAGGGTCTGCGTCCGACGCGGCCGCAAATATGCAGGGTAGGAACGTGTCGTCCTTGAGCACTCCGTCGCGAATCTTCTCCGCTCGCTCCCAGGTTTTGAAGCACGGGGACTGCCGGTCGTAACCAGCCGTGGTCAAGAAAATAGTCAGCGGCTGCCGCCTGGCGCCGGTGGCCGTCTCCAAGACGTCGACCAGCTCTCTGTCTTTCTGGACGTGATACTCGTCCACAAGGATGCACGACGGGTTGTAGCCATGCTTCGTGGCAGCCTCGCTGGAAATAGTCTTCATGACCGCGTTGGTGCCAGGAACAGCGATACTGTTGCGGTACAGCTTGCAGCGGGAGAGCAAAGTCTCGTTGCTCTCGACCATCTGCTTGGCGGCGTCATGTAGAAGTGCGGCCTGCTGGCGGTCGCCGGCGGCCACGATCACCTCGGCCCCGATGTCGTCGCAGAACAACATATAGAGGCCGATGGCGGCGCAGAGTTGCGTCTTGCCGTTTTTGCGTGGTATGGCGAGCAGGCTAGAGCGGTACTGGCGAAGCCCGTCATCCCGCCGCGTGTTGAACAGTTTGTCGAGATACTCGGCCTGCCACGGGAACAGCTCAAACGGCTTTCCGGCGTGTTCGCCGCGAGTGTGGCGCAGGCACGAGATGAAATCGCGTATATCAACCACCGGCCAGCAGCGCACTCATTGGGTCTGCCGACTTGCCTTGGCGGTCGATCACTGCCATCCCCAGACGAGTCCTGTCCGCGGGGGTGAAGCCGAGCACGGCTTCCAGTTGTCGAAGCTGCTCGTGACAGGCTGCGGACTGCGCAAAGGCCGGCGTGGGCTTCGCCGTCTTCTCCTCGCCGCCGCGGCCCGTCATCGAGTGGTAGTGAATTGCCTGCTTGGCGAGTTCCTCCTCGGCCGAATACCAGCGGTCGAGGGTGGCGGCATACCGAACAACGGTGTGCTTGTCGGTCTTCGCCAAGACGCCCATCGCATCGAGGTTCTTGCAGGCTTCGGTGAAGAAGTCTGCAGCCCGCTCCCGCAGGAACGAGGGCGCGTCGGGGAGTTTCTCGTAGAACTCTCCCAGCTCCTCGCGATGATCGGCACGCCACGACCCCTTGAGGGCGAGAACGTGCTTCGGCTGTGGGGGCGGGCCTCGTCGCATTGACAATGCTCCTACTCTTTCTAGAATACAGGCCAACACTAAGGCGCGCGCGTTCATGCGGGAAACCGGGGGAGTTGCAATCCAGGGGGATTTTTACCTAAACCCGTGACGGCGCCCGAGACGT